CGCAACGCCGCAGGAGACCACCGAGCATTCCCGGAATTCGAATAAGAAGGTTCGTCTGGGCGAGGACTCGAAGCCGAAGCGTAGGCGTGTGCGTAAGCACAATAACGCCCCCGCGGATGCGTCTAAGCCCGAGTCGATCATGCCCTCCTCTGCCGTGCCTCACTCGGTGATCATCGACCCCATGAGGGTCGGCCTGGTTTTCATTTTTGATGAGGTGAAGAAAGTCTGGGCGGCCCAAGGCAATTGTTTTGGGCTGCAAGACAAGGTTTGGACAGCGAAGCACGTTGTTGATGGCTACAGGACTCGCATAGAGTTCCCGGCACACACTGGGAGTTTTATCGAAGCCTCTTTCCAGCCGGTTGCTGGCCGAGACCTCGCTTTTTCAACGAGGAAACCCTCTGGTATGCGTTCCTTTTCGTGGTCGAAGTTCGACGACCAGGGCGTAACGATCTTTGTTTCTCAGTATTTTGGGACGAATGACTTCGTTTACACTGCGGGGACGGTTACGGCCTGCCCCGGGTATGACCTGAAGATTCTCCATGATGCGAGCACGAAGGACGGTTCGTCCGGCGCGCCGATCATTCACGCGAAGAGTGGAGCGGTGTTGGGGGTTCACACGAACGGGACTCTGGAAGGGTCGGGCTCGAATGTCGGGTGGCTTATTACCTCCGACCTTTTGGGCCCGGTTTTTCAGAAGACCACCCTCTAGCAGGGTGGTCTCGTGTCGTTCGTCTGTACCCCGCGTTTCGGGACATTTATGGACCGCGCCGTTTCAAGCACATGGAGCGGGGTGTGTGTTTCTTTTCTCGTTCTTCTTTGGAAGACGAGGAGTTTTACGCTTATCCTGACCAGGCTGTTTTATCGATAATGAACGAACTTGGTGTTTCACCAGGGGGTTTCAATGTCGCCCGACCTTCTCATCTAAATTACTGGCCTGCCATGGCAAAGTTTGACAAGCTTGAGGTGTATAACATCTCGAGCCAAGTCCACGACTTGGCACTAAAGTATTTAGATATGAGCTATGCTCGCCATATTGGCAAGTATGGCATCACCCCTTTCGAAAAAGTCGAGTTGAACCTGTCCACTCGGGCAGGTTTTCCTTGGAACATTA